GACCTTACTGACACTTCAGAATCCTTTGGACTCCCTGCTACTGCTGACCTTATGTTCGCTCTCATATCTACTGAGGAGTTGGAAGGATTAAATCAGATAATGGTTAAACAATTGAAGAATAGATATAATGATCCTACTATTTTTAAAAGGTTTATTATTGGTATAGATCGTGCAAAGATGAGACTGTATGATGTAGAACAAAATGCACAAGATGATATAGTTGACAGTGGCCAAGAAGAAGAGTATAATGAGCCTGAGAAAAACTTTAAAAGTAAATTTGCTGAGTTAAAATTCTAATGCCTAAAGAAAAAGTACATGTTCCAGTAGTGGAACCAAAAACAACTTCCTGCGTAGAGTATATTGAACTTGGTAGGATTGTAACTCCACAACCAGTATTCAAAAAGGATACTATTCGTGTTAGATTATTGCAAAGATGTTTGGGTAATCCAGCAGAAACTTTTGATACAGAAAAAAATTGGGAATATGATGTTCCATGGCCTGTTGAAGAAGTTAAGGAAGTAGTTGCAGAGAAGCAACCAGTAAAAGAAAAGAAAACTCTATTACAAAAATTAAAAAATGGCTAAGAATGTTGATTTTGAAAAATACACTGAGTTCGTAGATGCAGTTACATCTAACGAAAGTAAAAGTTCTGAATCATTTTCAGTTCGTTTAAGAGAACTATATTCAGAAGGTCTTCCTGTAGAAAGACTTCTTACTGCTGCAGTAGGAATGTCTGCAGAGTCAGGTGAGTTTATTGAAGTAGTAAAGAAGATGATATTTCAGGGCAAACCAGTTAATGAAGAGAATTTATTTCATCTTAAGAGAGAACTTGGTGATGTAATGTGGTATGTTGCACAAGCATGTATGGCATTAGATACATCCTTTGATGAAATTGTTGAAATGAATGTAGAGAAATTAAAGAAAAGATATCCTGGTGGAGAGTTTGATGTTCATAAGTCAGAGAATAGGGTTGAAGGTGATTTATAAATAAGAGGGCTAGAAACTCTCTTATGTGATGGCAGGTTTATCGGGTAATACGAGTAATAATCAACAAACTTGTTGGGATGCGTATGTTAAAAATAATCCAAATTATAATACTACGGATTATGAAGTACGTGAAATTGCTTATATATTTTCAGATAAATCGCCTAGAACGATGGCGGATGTTGTTACTGTTGTAAATCCAGGCGATCTTGTAAAAATAACTGCAACTAATACTACACCAGTTAATCCAGTTAAACCAACTAAAGAGACCATTAGACCTATAGTAAACCCAAAGAATACAAGTAAAAATCTTCCTACAACAACACAAATATGTGCTCCTGTTAGGTTTAATAATCAAACTGGATATTTAAAATTAACTGCTATAAACAAACCAGTGTTTGGAAGAGCTGGTAGACGTGCTGATGTAGGAGAACAAACAATTCTTACTATGACACAAGAACAACTTGAAACTCTTAAGTGGATGTCTGGTTTAAGAGGTAAAGGAACTGATAAGAAAAAAACAAATGGTATAACTATAACTGTTCCTGGTATTCAAGTTACAGGTGGTAATCAAATTGAGAATGTAGATAAGATTGATAAAGTTAGTGCAAGAGGGCCAGGTGGTAGAGAAGTAAAAGCTGATTTTGCTTTTAGTAATACTAAGGGTAAGGAAGTACTTTATATTTCTCATAAATTGGGTTCTAGTGCTAAGGATTTTCAACAATATTCAGGTACGTCTAAAACAACAGGAACATTTGAGGATCAGGAAATTATTTTAAATCATCCAGAAGTTCAAGGATTCTATAGTGATCTATGGACTTTTTATGATGATGTAGCATCTGGGTTAAATCAATATACAAATAATCCATTTATGGTACAGAATAATGAAGTCAGATTAAAGACTAGTGGTTGTTATGTTTATGCTAACGATCCACAATTAATTGCTATGGCTGTATATGGCCCAGAGTTTGGGCCAGGTAAACCATATGGGCCAGATAATGTTCATATTCTTGGTCAAGGAAATTTTGTATGGACACCTATTACAACTAGTGAAGGGGATATTACATGGCAATTAACTTTTAGTGGTCATATGGTAGCTTCTCCTAATTTAGTTCCTTTTGCTACAGGAAAGACTGAGTATAGAGCTTGCATTTATGGTAGGTATGATGGATCTAGAAAAGTTCCTGCAAGTGAAGGTATGATACCAAAAATTCGTCCTATGATTTGTCCATATCCTTTAGCAGCTTCTAATGCAGGTATTAATCTTGATGATGTGTATAAACAGAATCCAGCTGCTCCATCGGCTAGATAGATATGGCTAAGAATACTCACCTAGAACATATTGAAGATGATATTCTTAATCAAGGAATGGAGGGTGGTTTTAATGCCATAAAGTTTCTTACAGAACTTGGTGACATGTTAGATCAACCTGGATCGGCAATAAGAGTTACTACTAAATGGGATGGAGCTCCTGCAATAATTTGTGGTAAAGATCCTTCTAATGGTAAGTTTTTTGTTGGTACAAAATCTGTCTTTGCTAAGACTGCACCAAAAGTAATTTATAGTGAAGCTGATGCTGATAAGATATATCCGAATCAAGGCCAATTAACTCAGAAATTAAAAGATTCTTATAAGTATCTTTCACAATTACCTATTACTGGAGTACTTCAAGGAGATCTGTTATTTACTGATGATAAAAGATCTGTTGATATTGGAGGTGAACGGTGTATTACTTTTCAACCAAATACTATAGTATATGCAATACCAAGTAAAAGTGATCTTGGTATAAAGGCTTCTAAGGCACAACTTGGTATAGTTTTTCATACTACCTATAGTGGCCCAACACTTGCAGATATGAATGCATCTTTTGGTGCAGATATATCTACCTTACAAAATCATGATAATGTTATGGTTTTTAGTTCAGATTTTAAGGATGCTACTAGTGTAGCTAATATGAATGACTTTGAGAAACAACAATATAAAAGTTTACTTAATAGAACTGAAGGTTCTTTGAAAAAATCAAGTGCATTTCTTAATGTTCTTGCTCAAACAGGGCAGAGTAAGTTTCAGATGAATAAGTTATTCAAACAATTTTTTAATACTTATATACGTAAAGGTACAGCATTACCTGATACTAATAAATTGATTGATGATTTTAAAAAATATTATAATGACTTACTATTAAAGGAATCACAATCAAAGAAGACACAATCGTCAAAAGATAAATACAATCATATAAGGTATGATGGATTGAATTTTATTGATAAAAATAAACAATCCGTATATTTTACTATTGCTTCCTATAAAAATATTATAGAAGCTAAGACATTTATTATTAGAAAACTTGAGAAAGTTAAACAAATTGGAACTTTCTTACGTACTGATAATGGATATCAAGTTACAGCCCCTGAAGGTTTTGTTGCTATTAAGTCAACAAATGCTTTGAAACTGGTTGATAGACTGGAATTCAGTCGTGCTAACTTTACTGCTGCTAAGAACTGGGATCAAGGATGAAGACATTTTTACAATTTATCTCTGAAGCTGAAACGCAAGCATCAACTCAAGCCAAAAATATGGGTTTGAGTGGGGATGGTCATGGCGATTGGTATGATAAACAGGGTAAGTTAGTTGCAAAGACTGTTGGAGGCCGATTAAAGTTCTTTGGTAGACGCAATGCAGGTCAAAAATTAGAACCTGCAGATTTACGTCCAAAGAAAAAGGAAGCAGAAAAACCACAAAAGAATAAAGGTGATAGCTCATTAACTGTAGGGTTTGGAAGATTTAATCCACCTACTGTTGGACATGAAAAACTATTAGATACAATAAGTAAGACTGCTGGTGAAGGTGGTCAGTATAGAATCTATCCATCTAGATCACAGGACTCTAAAAAGAATCCTCTTGATCCTAAAGAGAAGGTAGATTATATGCGTAAGATGTTCCCTAAACATTCCAATGCTATTGTGGATGATGAGAACACAAGAACAATTTTTGATGTACTAAAGGCGGCTTATGGAAAAGGATATTCCACTGTCAATGTTGTGGTTGGTTCAGATAGGGTCAAGGAGTTTGAAAACCTTGCAAACAAATACAACGGACAGTTATACAATTTTGACAAAATTAACATTGTTTCGGCAGGCGAACGGGATGCTTCTGCCAAA